TCATCTGGCGGATGGACTGTGCAATGTCGCTGGGACTGTTGCCAGGTTGGTAGAACGAGCAATGCTTAAGGACTTCCTTGACAAGGAGGCCAACCCTACCAGTCTGGATGGCCATGTCCTCAGTGTATTGCGTAATTCCACGGGGCGCAGCGCTCGCCTTAGGTCCGACTTCATTCTTGAGATTTGTTTTCGGAGCCGTAGGACGAGCATCGAGTTCGACGTGTCGTTGCAAACGCGCGGCCTGTAGTGCTGCAGTGCGCCGTTCGTAAATGACTTGCGGTGCAGGCAGCGTGACCGATCCCAGAGTGATGCCGGTTTCCTCTGAGACCTGTTTGATGAAGTGCGGAAGTAGAAGGCTCACGATCTCCTTGATGTTCTGCGGGGGATCGATCTTGTTTGCAAACTCCTTCATGCGCTTCTTCTCGTACGCGTTATAGGCGGCATCCGACGTCGTGTCAGCTACGCCCGGGCCGTCACCAGCAACGTTTGGCGCTGCCTGGACGGCGTTTCCAACCTCAGCCACATCCTCGTCAAGTGACCCAGCTTGCGAGGTGTACATAATGTTTGGCCAAGGGCGGTACTCAACAGGAATTCCGAAGAAGCCGACAAGAAGCGGCTCAAGTCCTCCGGGGCGCCAAATGGTTTGCATTTGCATGACGCGCTTAACTTCCGAGACACCATACCCTTTCGGGCGGTTCTTACCCATGAGGCTGAACACTGAAAATTGGTTCTCGGTCAACTCCTGTGAGGTGTTTGGTCCCCGCGCATAAGCGTACTTGACGCTAAACGTAGGGTTGTCGGACTCACCGAATAGCCCAAGCAGATATGTGTCCTCCTTGAGCCCGGATGCCCCCTTGACGATACTAACATTGTTCGCCTTCTTGAGAGTGACACCCGTGAGCGGTGTGCCTTGTGCCACTTCCAGCATCATGTCACAAACAGACTTCGAAAGATACGTCGTCGTATTGCGTGCTAACCAAACCCACTTGTGATGTGAGCCTTGCTGGTAGCTGATGATCACGTTATACGTCGTGAAAGCGGTCTTACCAAGGTGGTCTAGGTAGATGAAGTCGTTCTCCGCGTAATCCCATGGGCGCTGATTGGTATAGGTTGCGCCGTTGACAGACGAGACGCGCTCGGTCACGACGACCTCGCCCGCCTCGTTGATGGTGTACCACCACGTGGAGTCGGTGCCTACACCCGCGAGCTTGGTATACTCAGGGGTGATGATCACCATGTTTTCGCCGGCATATTTTGCAAAACTATCGATGTACATATCCTGATCGCAGAACGTATACACCATGCCGGTCTCGAACTTGCCGTTGGGGTTGGGGTGCTGTAAATCTTTAATGTCTCGCACTTCCCGACGGCCAAGCGACTTCTTGTCACGAGCGGCGCCACTGACACTTTCATCAAACCGTCGATATCCACTGGCTTGTAGGGCGTCGCCCGTTGCCGTGACGCCAACCTTGCGGCTGGATCCGGCTACAGGATGATTGCTCCCGTTGCTCGCAATGGTCTTCTC